TGGCTGATCGAATGCGGCTACCGAAAGGAAGCCCGGCGGGTCATCCGCGACATGGCCACGTATGGAGTCGGCGTGCTCAAGGGACCGTTTGCCTCGCGGGTCAGGGGGCAATCCGTCTCCGTGATTAAGGGGCAGAACGGGGCGAAGGACCGCATCCTGTACCAGATGTCCGAGAAGGTGCAGCCGGCGGTTCGGCGGATCAAGCCGTGGAATCTTTACCCGGACCCCGCGTGCGGGGAGAACATCCACGATGGCGACTACATCTTCGAGGTGGACCGGTTCTCACCCAAGCAAGTCCGCGCCCTCAAGAAGCGCAGGGGCTACCACAAGGACTTGATTGACCTGGTGCTGGCGCAGGGTTCGCAGTCTGCCACCACGGACATACAGACCAAAGATATCAAAGAGGATGAACGCCTCCGCTATGAGATTTGGTATTTCCACGGGACGATCAGCCGTGACGAGTTGGAACTGATGAATCCCGAGGCGCTCGTGGGCATCCCGGAGGAGCAAAAGGATATCTACGCCGTGGTCACGCTCATTAACGACACGGCGGTCTATGCCTCCGTCAATATGCTGGACTCCGGCCGATTCCCGTACCAGGCGATCCCGTGGTTGGAGCGAGACGACTACTGGGCGGGGATCGGGGTAGGCGAGCAAATGATCGCGGCGCAGAAGATCATTAAGGCCGCGGTGCGGGCGATGATCAACAATGCGGGCGCCGGCACACAGATTGTCATTAACCGGGAATTGGTGGACCCCGCCGATAAAGAATGGCTGCTCTACGCCCAAAAAATCTGGCTGGCGAAGCAGGGCACCGCCGATGTCTCAAAAGCGTTTGGCGCGTTTACTGTGCCCAACGATACCGCCCACATGCTCAAGATCATCGAGTTCGCCTTCCGGCTGGCGGAGGAATCGACGAGTATTCCACTCGTCACGCAAGGGCAATCCGGCCCGACCTCCCCTAATACCTTCGGTGCCGCGCAAATTCAGAACAACAACGCCAATCAGCTCCTCCGCTCTATCGCCAATAACTATGACGACTTCGGGACGGAGCCGCTGATTCAGAGCTTGTATGAGTGGCTGATGCTCGACCCGGATGTGCCGGACGACGAGAAGGGCGACTTCCAGATCAATGCCCACGGGTCCTCGGCGTTGGTGGAGCGGATGATCCAGGATCAGACGATTCAGAGTATGAGCGAACTGGTCTCGAGGGCGGCGCCACTGTTCGGGGTCGATCCTAAACGGTGGATGGAGCAATGGCTCAAGTCCAAGCACTTAAATCCCAAAGACTTCCAACTCAGCGAGGAGCAGCAGAAGAAGCTGGAGGAGACGCCGCCGCCGCCCCCACCGCAGGTCCAAGCCGCACTGATCAAAGCCGAGGCCGACGCGAAGAATCGGCAGTTAGATCGGGACTTTGACATGCAAATTGCTCGGCTGGACGCGCAGATGGAGGAGCGCCGGCTGCAACTCGACGAAGCGTTGGCCAGGATCGACACTGACCGGGATACCGCCTATGTCCAGGCCGAGACGGAGCGCACACGGAATGAGCATACAGCCCGGATGAAGGAGCTGGAAGAGAGATTTAACCTCGCCGTTCTCGACTACAGCAATAAGCGCGGGATCGCCCAAGACAAGGTCAAGGCCGAGCTGGCTCAGACGGTGATGAAGCTCAGGACCCAAAAGGACTTGGCGGGGATACGGACCCCAACGGCCGCGCCACAGGTGGCGACTCCGCCGACGGAGCCGCCCGGACGCGCCCCGAACGGGCAGGCATATCAGAAATGACGACCTTGCTCCTTGACCGAGAGGAACGCCGGACCCTGCTCTGGAAGCGGATACGGGAGCATTACGAGACGCGACTCACGGAACTCCGCGCCAAGAACGATAACCGGATGTCCGAGGCCGAGCGGAATGAACTACTCGGCCGCATTGCAGAAGTGAAGCATGCCCTGGCTTTTGACCAGGACGCGCCGATCGTAGAACCGCCGCCCGGAGAGGACGGCTAGACACACACGCTGACCACGCGGCCAGCGATAAGGAGGAGCCCATGTCAGACGCAGCAGTAGTGTCAGTGCCGGATCAGGCCGTGGTGCCATCAGAGGAGGATGCGAAGGTAGAGGCCAACGCTCTCAATGAGGCGTATGCCGATGATGCTTCCGACAAGCCGACGACACCGCCGGCTCAGACGGAGGCATCCGAACCTACGCAGGCCACGAAACCGGCTGAGGCGAAACCGGCCGAGATGAAACCGGCCGAGACGGAACCGGCATCCAAGCAAAAGGAACACGCAGAACCGGTGACGCTCACGAAGGATCAACTCGACAAGCTCATGGCGACCGCGAGCGAAGTGGACGGACTCAAGGCCGCGATGAAGCAGAAGTTCGACGAGACCTTTGGCCGGCTAGGCAGTTTGCAGGACACTGTCAAGAAGGTCCAGGCGGAGACGCCGTCTGGACAGGCGGTGACGCTGACACGGGACGACTTCCCCACGCTGGTCAAGGATTTCGGGCCAGAGTTGGCGGATAGCATTCTGGAGGGCCTGAACAAGAAATTAGGCCAGGCGAAGGTCGCTGGGACGGCAGCCGCCCCGGACCCCAAGCCAGCCGAGCATCCTACACCAACCGAGAAGGCTTCGGCTCGACCGGAGGCCGCCGATGAAATGACGGCGCTTCGTGAGGACTGGGGGCAGATCATCGGCCTCAGTGGTCCCAACGGAGAACCTCCGCCGAATACGCCCTTCCGACAATGGTTGGCGACACAACCGGAAGCGTACCGGCAGAAGATCGAGAGCACCGAATCGCCGCTGATTCTCAACGCGGCGATCACCAAATTCGAGAAAGCCACGGCTGCTCCTGCTCCACCGGAGGTAAAGCCCGATAAGCCTGAGCCCGATCGGCGGGCCAGGAAGGAGGCGGCGGTGCAACCGAAAGGGGCGGGTGGCGGCATGCCGACAGCAGCAACGGAACAAGACGGATTCAAAGAGGGGTACAGAGACGCCTGACCCTTCACTGACAAAGGAGCCTTACGATGTCAATGCAACTTTTTGATGGGAATGCGGCTCGGATCGGGAAGTTCAAGGGCCGCATCCTCAAGCACGCAGAACCCCGGGAAGTGCTCTCGAAGCACGGCCGGACGGAGAAGTTCCCCAAAAACAACAGCAAGACCTACGTGGCGCGGCGGTTCCTGCCCTATGGGGCCACCACGACCAGCGCGAGCACGCAAAACCGGTTTTCTCAGCAGATCGACGGGACGGGGGATCGGGCGGCCACCGTCGTTCAAGCGCATCAAGTGGCAGAAGGGGTGACGCCCACCCCGGAGAGTCTCACCCCGGTCGATGTGACCGTGGTGCTACAGCAATACGCCTGTCTCTTCGGATATACGGATGTGGCCTCGGATTTCTACGAGGACAACTACCCCAAGGAGATGACGAAGCAGACTGGCGAGCGGGTCACGCTCGTCAACGAGCTGATCATCTACGGAGAGTTGAAGGCTTGCACAAACACCTTCTACGGTGGGACCGGCACGAGCATTGCGACGGTGAACGGTGGGCTGACGCTCAACCTGATCCAGCGCATCGTGCGGAATCTGCAAGCCAACCACGCGATGGAAGTCACGAAGATTCTCAAGGCCTCTGGTGACTACGGGACAGACCCGGTTGAGGCGGGATACTTCGTGTTCGGGCACACGAACCTGGAGCCGGACATCCGCCGGCTGACCGGATTTACCCCGACGGTGGAATACGCCTCCGGCACGCCGTTGCCGTTCGAGGTCGGTAAGTGCCAGCGGTTCCGGTTCATCCTGAGCCCGGAACTGGTCGAACAGCAGGACGCGGGGGCCTCCGTGGGCGGCAGCGGGTTCGTCTCGACCAGCGGGACGAGCATGGATGTCTACCCGGTCATCGTCATGGCCGAAGATGCGTGGAGCCATGTTGCCGTGCGCGGCATGGACTCGATCAAGCCGACCTTCCTCCCGACCGGTGTGCCGAGCAAGTCCGATCAGTTCGGGCAGCGCGGGTACGTCGGAGCGATGTGGTGGAAGGGAGTCATGCGGGAAAACAACGGCTGGATGGCGGTGGCGTATGTCGCTTCCGTCGCCCTGACGAACTGACGGATGTGAGGGGATGGGGCCTGCCGTGACCGGCTCCATCCCCACATGAAGAGTAGTCACTCAACGAGATCAAGCGAAAGGACACGAACATGGATCAGTATTTGAGCGCACCTCTCACAAGGTCCAATGAAGCGGCTGGGTCATCGGCGGGGTCCACAACCACCGTGACCACGGCCCGCGTTGTTCCGTACACCATCAGAGGGAAAGCCTATCGAGGGTCGGCTCTCACGAATCAGGCGTTTCCCTCGACCGACCACACCACGGGGTCGGCGTTTACGTCGATTGCGGCATCCAAGGCCTGCATGCTGATCTTGGGCCGCAATGCCGCCGGCGACTTAGTGGCCGCGCAAGGGTCGTCGGTGGACCTGGACACGAACGGCAACTATCCCTACGCGCCGCAGTTTCCGCCCATCAAGGACACGCTGGCACCGTTTGCCTACGTGGTCTGTAAGAACGGGTCCACCGGATCGGCAT